CTGCCCCTGCCCCTGCCCCTGGGCCTGGGCCTGGGCCTGGGCCTGCCCCTGCGAATAGAAACGCAAATCATTCTCATTCGCATTTAAAAGTGAGTACTCACTAACCCCCAAAGGTACTCCTGACGGTGTTTCTTTGCGGGTGGGGACGGGCGCGGGGATTCAGTAGCTAAAATTTTGCCGACTAGAGAATCCTTGACGAAATATAAGCGTCGGTTATAATTTTTCCGTCAATTCGCACGACTGGTTATACTTAATGCCGACAGGAACGCAGAAAGAGTACGCAGCGTGGCGGAAATGCTCGCAACCTGCTGTTTCTCAAGCAATAAAAGACGGTCGGCTGTCATTAAGTTTGATTCCGAAGGGCAAGCGGTTCCTTATAGATTTCGAGATTGCGGACCAGGAATGGGCCGCAAACAGCGGCTACAGCGACAATCCGAACCTGGCGCCGCCCGAGTTGCACCACACGCCGCCTATCGAGATCCCAAGTGCGATAGTCAACGACGACCTGCCGCAAGTGTCCGACGTCGCGAAGAACCTCGCCAGCGACGAAGAACCGATCAGCTTCGCCGTCGCCCGGGCTCGCACCGAACATTTCAAGGCGAAGACCGCTGAATTGGTATTTCGGAAACAGGCCGGCGAACTGGTCGAGCGGTCGGACATCGCCCGCGTGGCCTTTGAGGTCGCGACCACCGCAAAAAACAAGTCATTCTCCCGGGCGCCTCGGCTGGCGCAGGTGGCGCTCGAGGCGCCTGACGAGAAAGCGGCGATCGCAGCGGTCAAGGCCGAGTTGCGCACGGTGTTCGACGAACTGGCCGATGCATGCGAGGGAATGGGGGCCGATGACTGACCCCAACCACCCGTTCCCCACCGCAACATGCCCACACTGCGGCAACAAGATGGTGTGGACGGGATTCGTGGCGCGCATCCAGTGTTGGGTGTGCCGCCGATGGTTTAGACCGAGGGATTAATCAATGCTTGCACCCGCGTGGGATTTGACGAACGACTTCGCGCGCGGCTTCCGGCCCCGGCCGGATATCACTCCCTCCGAGTGGGCTGACGAGAACGGCGTGCTCTCCGCCGAAAGTTCCGCCGAGCCCGGCGAGTGGCGAACGTACTCCTACCAGATAGCGATGATGGATGCGTTCGTTCACCCGATGGTCGAGACCGTGGTGGTCAAAAAGTCTGCCCGTATCGGCTGGACAAAGATTCTCGGCCACATCATCGGCTATCATGTTCACCTCGAACCGTGCCCGCTGCTGGTCGTGCAGCCGACGATTGAGGATGCCCAAGGTTGGAGTAAAGAAGAACTGCAGCCGATGATCGACGACACCCCGGTTCTTCGTGGACTTGTCAGCGACCAGAAATCCAGGTCATCGTCAAACACCATCACCAAGAAGCATTATGACGGCGGCATCGCCCATGTGGTCGGTGCCAATAGTCCACGAGGATTTCGCCGCATCACTGTGAAAATGGTATTGTTCGATGAGGTGGACGGCTACCCACCAACGGCCGGCACCGAAGGCGACCAGATCAAGCTCGGCGTGAAACGTACCGAGACGTTCTGGGACCGCAAGATAGGCATCGGTTCGACGCCGACCGAGAAAGGATTCTCGCGGGTAGAAAAGCACTTCGATCGATCAAGCCGCGGCTACTACATTCTTACATGTCCCCATTGCGGCGATGAGCATGTCCGCTTGTTTCGCCAGCCCGAAAAACCGCTGATCGTCCGCGATCGCGAACTTCACGTCTCACATCTCCATTGGCCCGACGGTGATCCCGATTCAGCCGCGTGGGTTTGCTCTGATTGTGGTGGTCATATCGATCACTCCCATCATCGTCGAATGATGAACGCAGGCTACTGGTTTGGCGATGATTGGGAATGGCGGCGCGAAACGGGATTCGTTTTTGAAGATGGGTTCAGGGGATCGATTGGGTTTTTCATCTGGGCGGGCTACAGCTACTCGCCGAACAGCACACCGCCGAAGCTGGCAAACGAGTTCTTGTCGGTTAAGAATGATGCTGAGGAACTGAAGACGTTCGTCAACACCGTGCTTGGCGAAGCGTACGAGGAAAAAGGCGAGAAGCCATCGTCTCACGTACTCATGGGTCGGCGCGAGCAGTACGCGGATGAAGTACCTTCTGGTGTTCAAACACTGACGCTCGGTGTCGACGTGCAGAAAGACCGCATTGAAGCCGAGTTGGTCGGATGGAACCGTCGGCGCGAGAGTTGGAACATCAACTACTACATCCTCCCCGGCGACACAGCCCAGAAAGACGTGTGGGATGATTTGTTCGATCTCATCAAGCAGAAGTTTCAGCATCAGAGCGGCGCAAAGTTGCCCATCCGCGGAATCCTCATTGACTCAGGATTCAACACCAAGCAGGTGTACGAGTTCTGCAAGCGCGCTGGCATTAACGTGTTCCCCGGCAAAGGCGTGACAGGCAAGCGGCCGATTGTCGAGGATGAAGAACAGCGCCGTAAGCGATTGCGCAAACAACGCCGCAAAGGAGTGAAGCCCGAGATCATCGGTGTCGATGAAGGCAAGTGGCTTGTGTACCAGCAACTCGGTGTCGTCAAACCAGGACCAAACTATTGTCACTTTCCGATGGAACGTGACGAAGAATACTTCTTGCAGATGACTGCCGAGAAGTTGATGCGTCGTTATCACAAAGGGCGCCCCGTGCTTGAGTGGGTGCCCGAGCGTGCCCGTAACGAAGTGCTCGACTGCCGCGTCGGCGCGCTGGCCGCTGTCCATTTGACGGGTGGTTTCGACAATATGACCGATCCCGTGCCTGTCGAGGATAAACCTGCTGAGGGCAAGAAACGTCGCCGCCGTCAATCGTCTGGGGATAACATCGGGTACGACGACGAATGGGCACTCTGAAGCGCGACGCGCTCACCGAGGCGGAGGAAATGCTGCTTGCGGCGTTCGCCGGACGCGACGAGGTTCAAGCAGTTGTGCAGGCAACGATGAGTCTGGTGCGCGATGAGTATGGGTCGCGCACGCAGTACATTCAGCAGGATTCGAAGCGCAAGCGTCGGCTGAAGATTGTTCACGCGTGGAAGGAACAGCGTCGCGCTGGGTTTGAGGATAGAAACGCAATCGCCAAGGAATTCGACGTGTCACGTTCGACAGTGAATCGCGCGATCGCACGATACTTGCGTGATCAGACGCGGAGGGTTGTTGACACGGTGACTTGGTGACTCTATTATCTGTTCCATCGCTTGTCGATGACTCCCCGCGAAAGTTATCCCCGGTTCGGACCTCACGCCGACCGGGGATTTTTTTGTTTGCCATCTGCGCATAAGTCTAATAGATATGCATTCCGCGCCTGCTTAGTATCGCGAGCATGGCTTGGACTCAGACTGACATTGACTTGCTTGACGAAGTGCTGGCGAGCGGAGAAAAAACCGTTCGCTTGGCCAACGGGCAGTTGACGACATTTCAGGACACTTCCGAAATCCTCGCGTTGCGTAGTGCAATGGTCAGAGAGGTAGCATCGACGGCTCGCAGCCGTAGCACGCGCTTTAAGACGGCGGTGTTCGCTGATGACGCGTAATAAAGGACAGCAAGTTGTTCACTGGCGCGGCGGCGAACCCGTACGCTCGTACTACGAGGGTGCGCGTACCGACCTGCGTCGCAAGCAGCGGAAAGAGACCGGCAGTGCCAACAGTGCGCTGGAACTTGCCGGACGGTCCCTGCGTGAACAAGCGCGTCATTTTGACCAGAGTAGTGATCTCGCCCACGGCATCCTGAACACGCTGGTGCAGAACACGGTGGGCGCCACCGGCATCACTGTTGAACCCATGCCGCGCGATCGCAGCGGTAAGATGCTGTTCGATTTGGCTGCTGAGATCAAGCGCGAGATCGGTATCTTCTCGCGTCGCCCCGAGGTCACATGGGAACACACATGGCCGGCTTGCCAGCGATTGATGGCGCGCAGCCGATACCGTGACGGCGAGGCGTTCGCGCAACATCTTGCTGGATCGATCAGCGGGCTCGACCACGGTAAACCGCTGAACTATTCGATCGAAATGATCGAGTCCGACATGGTGCCGATGGACGAAACGATTCTCGGCGATCGGCGCATCCGGATGGGTGTTGAATTGAACGCCTGGAACCGCATCACGCATTACCACGTCTATAAGCATCATCCCGGCGACCTGTATTCGACGGCGATCCCCGAGACAAAACGTGTGCGCGCCGATCGTATGATGCACACGAAGATGGTGCATCGTATTGGCCAGATCCGCGGCGTCAGTATCTTCGCCCCCGTATTGATCCGGCTCGACGACATTAAGGATTACGAGGATAGCGAACGGATTGCCGCGAAGGTCGCTGCCAGCATGGCGGCGTACATCAAAAAGGGCAGTCCGGACATCTACGACGAGGACTACGACGAGGACGAGGACTACGAACCGCGGAACATGCGGTTCCGTCCCGGCATGGTCTTCGATGACCTGTATCCCGGCGAAGATATCGGCACGATCGACACCAATCGACCCAATACGAACCTCGAGGCGTTTCGTAACGGGCAGCTACGTATGGCGGCAAGCGCAACGTCGACGACATTCTCATCGATCGCGAAAACCTACGACGGGACGTTCTCCGCGCAGCGGCAGGAACTTGTTGAAGGCTACGGTGCCTATCAGATCCTCGCGGTGGATAACGTCGACCAGTTCGTGCGTCCGACAATCGAGAAGGTCATCGCCGTCGCCGTGCAGACCGGTCGCATTCGTCTGCCGAGCAACATCGACGAGGAAACGCTGTACGACGCCATGTACATCGCACCTCAGATGCCGTGGGTCGACCCGGTGAAAGAGGCGACCGGTTACGAGATCCTGAAGAACGAAGACCTGGCCGCGCCGCAAGAGATCATCCGCAAGCGCGGTCAAGATCCTGTGCAGGTGCTCGACCAGAAACAACTGTGGGACCAGATGATGCGAGATCGCAACTTGGTGCCGGACGATAACTCAACGGAGAGCAACGATGCCGCACGCACTCGGTCGCAAACCATTCAAGATTAAAGCAAAGGCCGGTGGCGATGAGGCGGACGTTCTCATCTACGGCGACATTGGCGAAAGTTGGCACGGTGAGTCGGTCGAGGCGACCGCATTCGTCAAGGAACTGGCTGATCTCGACGTATCCGTGATCACCGCTCGAATCAACTCGTACGGCGGCAGCGTGACTGACGGCCTGGCGATCTTCAATGCGCTGCGTCGGCACAAGGCTACCGTCCATACCTATAACGACGGTATTTCTGCGTCGATTGCCTCCCTGATCTTCATGGGCGGCGACGTACGCCATGCCGCGGAGAACGCGCGGTTTATGATTCACGCCCCGTGGGGCGGCGTTGTCGGCAATGCAGAACATCTGCGTGATGCAGCCGACGAACTTGACGGTTGGGCTGAGTCGATGGCGTCTGCCTACGTCACCGACGAACTCACCTACGATGACGTCCTCGCTGTTTTGAAAGACGGCAAGGATCATTGGTACAGCGCAGCAGAAGCGGAGGCTCTTGGAATCGTCGACAACGTGACCGAAGCCCTCGATATTGCTGCGAAGTACGCACAGAACCGGTACACGCGACCGGCGAAACCGAAGGCAGCGACAGTCGCCGCCACTCACCAACAGGAGCCTACGATGCCCCAGGAAAATACCCCGGCGACTGCATCCGACCCGCAGCCGTCCACCGTGGACAATGTGGTCGATATCAAAGCAGCCGCAGAACGCGAAACCCTTGCCAAACTCAAGGCCCGCAATGAACGGCTGACGACCATCCGTAAAACGGCGACCAATACCGCCGTTCGCGATGCTATCGACGATATTATTCGTGACCCGTCCATCAATGAAGATGCCGCTTTTGCGCGTATCGAGAAAGCGTTGGCTGATCACGATGCCGAGCCGCTGAATCAAGTGCCGACCGTGCAGACCGGCATGGATGAAGGCGAGAAGGCTGTCGAAGGCATGACCAATGCACTGCTGGCCCGCGTCGGCGCAGCCGATCACGATCGTGCAAACCCCTGGCGTGGCATGCGCCTGCATGAAGTCGCCCGTTCGTGTCTGGAACGTGGCGGCGTCAGCGTTCGCGGTCAGACCCCAGAGGAATTCGCGTCGCTCGCATTGAGCCGCGTGCAGGCCGCGCAGACCACCAGTGATTTCCCGGTGGTGCTCGAGAACACCCTGCATAAGATGGTCCTTCGCGGCCATGAGGCGATCACCCCGACCTACACCCGAGTCGCCAAGCTGGGCGATGTGTCAGACTTCCGCGAATGGAACCGTCTCACCCCGGGCATGATCGGCAATCTTGATGGTGTCGATGAGCACGGTGCCTACCGCGACAAAGCACTGCCGGATGCCGAGAAGCAGCCGATCAGCGCCAGCCGCAAGGGCAACATCATCAGCGTGACCCCGGAAGTGTTGGTCAACGACGACCTGTCGTACATCACTGATCTGGCCCGTCAACTGGGCATGGCCGGCAACATCACGATCGACCGTGCGTTTTATACCCTGCTCGAGTCGAATCCGACCATGAGCGACGGCACGGCACTGTTCCACGCTGATCACGGCAACCTGGCCGCTTCTGGTGCCGTACCTTCGGTCACCACGCTGGATGCTGCTGCGGTCGCCATGTCGGCGCAGACCGCTCCTGGCGACGATGCTGTCGAACTGGACATCACCCCCGATATCGCACTGGCGTCGCGCACGCTGCGTGGCACGTTGATCGAGGTCATCAACGCCGAGTTCAACGACGAAGCGACCAAGTACCAGCGCAAGCCGAACCGTGTCCGCGGCATCGTCAGCGATATCGTGACGTCGAGTCGGATGACCAGCACGACTGCCTGGTATCTGTTCGCTGACCCAATGATCTCGCCGGTCATCGAAGTGGTCTTCCTGAACGGTCAGCGCGCCCCGCGTCTGACGATGGAAGAAAACTTCCGCACTGCTGGCCTGAGTTGGCGCGTGGAAATGCCGTTTGGCGTCGGTGCCATCGGTTACCGCGGCGGCTACAAGAACGACGGCGCGTAATCAACGACTCACATAGATAGGAGAGTTCCATGAACAATGGAGTACACGAGGGTGATCTGTTCACCTGGACCAATGGCACCGGTAGTGACGTGTCGTCCGGCGACATCGTGGCGGTAGACGGCGTGCTGTACGTCGCAACTGTCGATATCGCGGACACCGCGACTGGCGTCATCCGCACCAATTACGCCGTGAAGGCACCGAAGGTTTCCGCAGCCGTTATTGCTGCAGGCGAAACGGTAATCTGGGATACGTCGGCCGGTGCATTCGATGACAACGCCGCCACGCCGGCCACGGGCGATATCTCTGGTGCAGCTGCCCGCGCTGTCGCTGCTGGTACTGCCGCTGAAACGACCATCGACGTCAAGTTGACGGGCGTTCAAGGCACTGTGGCGTAACCTGCGGGGGCGCTTGCGCGCCCCCTTTTAACTTAGACGGAGAACGAAAATGGCAGACGGC